GAGCTCTCACTTATCGATGCTCAAATTTTTATTAACGAAAATAATGCAGACTAAAAATGAAAACGTTAGCCGATTTACTTAAGGAAAAGAGAGCAAAAATTGAGGCTCAGAAAGCGATCCGTGCAAAAGCCGTGGAGGAAAAACGGGATAAACTCAGTACTGAAGAAAATGTTCAGTTCAGGGCCATCCAAAAAGAGATTGAAGATCTTGAAGAAGAAATCAGGGACGCAAAAGCGTATGAAGATAACCTTCGTTCGCTGGCGGGTGCCGGTGCCGGTGAAGGCACAAAAAAACCGGAAGAAGAAGACCTGGATAAAATGGCAAAGCGTTTTTCGCTGCATAAAGGTTTGCTGGACGTGGCCGAGGGCCGCTCCCTTACCGGTATAGAAAAAGAAGTGCACGAAGAAGGTGTTCGCCAGGCTAAGGCTGCCGGTAAAATTGTTGCGGGCTTTGCGTTGCCTACCAGTATACAAAAACGTTTTGCCGGGCAAAGCGTAACGCAGGATGCCGGTGAGTATGGCGCTGCCCTGGTAAATGAGGACAGCCGTGGTATGGTCGATTTTTTAAGGCCAAAACCAATTTTAGAATCTGCCGGGGCTACATACTTAACCGGGCTGCAGGGCGATGTTAAGTTTATTATAAACGAGGGTGGTATTATCGCATCGTGGGAAGGTGAAGTAGATTTAGGTGCGACCTCAAAAAATAAATACTCTAACAAGGGTATGAAACCAAAAAGGCTGTATGCGGGCGTTCCTATCTCTATTATGAATATAAAACAGTCGTCTATCGATATTGAAGCGTATACACGCCGCGAAATAAACGATGTTATGGCAAATGCGCTGGATCTTGCTGCAATAAACGGCAGCGGGGCAAACGACCAGCCTTTAGGGTTATTAAACACGCCTAACCTTCCGGTTATCGCGATTGGTGCAAATGGCGGTGCGTATACATGGGCGCACATTGTAGCGCAGGAAACCAGTGTATTTGTAGAGAATGCCAATGCCGCCAGGATGGCGTATTTAATTAACCCGGTAACAAAGGGTAAATTAAAAACTACGAAACACGATGCCGGTGATCTTAATTATCTTATGACTTCAGATAATAATATTAACGGTTACCCGGTGGCGGTAAGTAACCTTGTTCCCGGTAATATTGGCAAAGGTACCGGTACAAACCTTAGTGCGTCTATATACGGCGATATGAGTCAGCTTATTATTGGCCAGTGGGGTTTTGTAGACCTTGTTTTGGATAAATCCACTGCTGGTTCCGGGTATTACATGATCCATGTAAACGGTTTCTTTGATGTACTGGTACGTCAAATAAAATCTTTCGCTGCGATAAAAGATATCAGCAACGCATAAAAAATATTTTTCAGGGGGTTTGCGTGGGGTTTGTTAATTTTTCCCTGCGCATTCCCTGAAAATTAATTGTTTAATCTTAAAATAAGAATACGATGGCAAAGAAAAAAGATACAGAAGGGCAAAAAGAAATACGTTTCCTTCTTTCGCCTACCGGGGTTTTTGGGTTGGGTTATAATGCGGGCGATACCGCTTTTGTAGATGATGCCCAGGCCGCCGAAATTGTAGAGGCGGGGTATGCGCGGTATACCGATGATGCCGAAAACGCCGCTACCACAACGGTAGATGTAAAAGCGCTGCAGGCGGAAATTACCGACCTTAAAAAAACGATATCTGAAAAAGATACCGAGATACAAAACCTTAAAACCTCTTTAGAAGTGAAAACCAATGCGCCCGATAAAGAAGACAATGTAAATAACATTAAGGTAAACCAGGCGGAAAACGCCACAAACAAAGCGGCCGCTACTGCCGAAAATAACAACGGTGCGCCGGTGTTGGATCTAAAAAAATAAGACACTTTTTTTAATGCTATGAAAAAAGGAATGTTCGCGAAGTCTATTATCTAACGTCTTAAGTCTAAAAATCTATTTTATGAAAAATCCTTTTAAAATTGCCCTGCTGGGCATCATGTTGGTTAGTTCGGCTTTGTCTGCCGATGCCGGTATAACTTCAAAAAAAAACGCTATGGCAACAGATAATTTTACAATACAGCCCACCGGCGGCGTTGCGGTATCGTTAGAACTGGCAAAAAAACACCTTAACATTGAGGCGGATTACACTGAAGATGATGATCTGTTGAATTTATACATTGCCCAGGGCGAAGGTTTTGTGCAGGGGTACACGGGCCGCCCGTTATTTGGCACCATGCAGTACAAAGCGTCCGGTTTTAACGCATTTGAATTTATTGGCGTGCCTAAAATACTTAGTACGACGGTATCGTATTTACACCTGAATGATATTGGCGAATTGGAAAGCATTGATTTACCGTCTGAAAACTTTACGGTTGTTGATATGAATAATGCAATGCTGGTCAACTTCACAGGTACGCTTCCGGTGCCGGTGTTAGATAATCCTGCGGCGGTAACGGTAATCTTTAGCTTTGGCCCGCCGCCCGAAATGATTGGCGCGGTACTCTTAAAGGTGGGCGAAAGTTATGCCTTCCGCGAAAACCGCCCCGTTACCGGTACTAACGATGCCGTGTATAACCTGTGCCGCAATTACCGCATTAACTGGAGTTAGGTTATGGAAAAACTACCGTTTGCGGGCCAGCTGGATACTAAAGTGCAAATACACAAAATGGAGTATACGGTAAACGTTGCCAGGGAGCGTATAGAAACGCCGGTACTAATTTGCGATACTAAAGCCAGTGTAAAAAGTAATACCGGTACCGAGGGTGCCGATACTAAAGTAGAGGTTACCGGCAAATCGGTTTACATCATCCGTAAACGTGCGGGTGTAGAAAGCAAAGAAAAACTCACGCTGACGGATGGTGATACTGTTTTCCGGATAACCCATGTGGGCAAACTTACCCGCGCCTTCCTTATCCTAACCTGCGAAAGTAATGGCTGATACTTTAATCCTTACCGAAATTACCGGTTTTACCGAGTTGGTTGCTAAAGTTAAAGAACTGGCAAACGACCGGCAGAAAAAAACCGAAATGCTTAAAATACTGCGCCGTGTGGCGGCAGGTACAGTAAGGGTGGCAAAGAGCGAAGCGCCAAAGTCGGGAAAACCGCATATTGTGAGCGGTAAGCGTGCGCGGCGTGTAATACAGCCCGGTGCATTGCAAAAAGCCATCGGCACTATTACCGGTAAAAAAGGCCGTGCAAAAGAAGATCCCACCGTATATGTTGGCCCCCGCGCCAAAGGTAATTTTGAGGGTTGGTACGGTCATTTTGTAGAGAAAGGTCATAACATTTACAAGGCGGGTTTTAAGCGAAAACATTCGGCTTCGGCAAAAGCGGTGGCGCATAATAACAACGGTGCCCGCAGCCGTACCAAAGCAAACGCTTATATGGCCCGCACCTACGAACAAACCAAAGGGCAGGTAACTGCCGAAGCCGCCGCAGGGGTGGCAAAATACATTCAGAAACGCATCGACGCATTAAGCCGGTAAATTATGGAATTAGAGATTGCACAAATTGTAATAAACGCCCTTTTGGGTTCGGCGGGGTTTACCGCTGTGCTGGGTGTGGGCGATGCCTGTAAATTGTTCCCGATGGTGGCTGATGAGGGCACGGCCGAACCCTATGCGATTTACCGTATAGATGAATTGCCCGGCGGCACAAAAGACGGGGCACAAAGCTTTAGCGTGAGTGTGGGGCTGGCGTTTGGGCCAAAAGGGTACATGGCGGCGTTAAGCCTTAAAAACGTGGTAAAGGATGCGCTGGGTGCCACCCCGCTTACCTACGTGATTTGTGATACCGATTTTGATCCTGAAACGCAGCGCATAATAAGTTTTATAAACTACGAAGTTACCGGAACGCCCGAGTAATAAAACAATAAAAACAAAATAATAGTATGGCAACTAATTTTATAAAGGGTAAAAATTTACGCCTTTCGTTTGGCGATAAACTTTTATGGCATGCCCAGGAGTGTACGCTGAGTATATCGGCAAAAAACGAGTCGGTTAGTACAAAAGACACCCAGGGCGATGAAATAGTAATGGATGGGTATAACTATACCTTAAGTACAAACGGCCTTGCAGCGGCATTGCCTGATGGTAATACTACGCATATAACCGGCGATACGTTAACCGATGCGGTATTAAACAATACGCTTATAAACTGGGAGTTTGGTACCGGTGTAGTAGGGTCGCGCATGTATAGCGGTACTGCATACGTTACACAGGCCGATATTTCGGCATCTAACGGCAGTGCGGTAACGGGAAGTTTCTCTTTTACCGGTAGTGGCGATATAACCGCGGTGGCTGTTCCTGAAGATTGAAATCGGGGCGTATATGGCCTACAATACGGGCCGCAATACGGCTAAAACAGTAACCTAATACAATATAAAACTATGGCTTTATCTTTTTCAAACCTGCGCACGTTATGGGGTACAATATTCAGGGATGATGCGCCCGCGGGTGCGCTGCAGCCATCGGTAGATTTAGAGACCCGAACCGATTTGCTGGATTCTATCGAACAGGCAATAGACCAGGCTGTGGCTTCAATTCCTGTGGGGCCTTCGGGTGCGCAGGGTGTGCAGGGTATACAGGGCGTGCCCGGTCCTGTGGGGCCTGCCGGGTTAGAGTGGCGTGGTACCTGGGCTGCGGCAACAAGTTATGCACTTGATGATGCTGTGGGGTATAACGGCGCTTCGTACTTCTGTATCCTGGCGCGCACCGGTAACGTAGCAAACGCAAACCCTGTGTCAGATACTACCCATTGGGCGTTACTGGCGGCGCAAGGCGCAACCGGCCCTGCCGGGGCACAAGGTGCGGCGGGTGCGCAGGGTCCGGTAGGGCCGCAGGGTATACAAGGCCCGGCGGGTGTTGTTGCTTCGTTAACATCTGCTTCTGTTGTAAAAGCCACCCCGGCTGCAGAGCTTATTTACGGAATAAATGAGATTTCCGGTGGTAGTGGTAGTGTTAAATTGCCTTCCGGTGCAGGGCGCATTATTGGCAGTTCTATTTATGTTTCTGCGGCTTTTGCTTCAACGCTTGTGTATAGTTATGCGGGCGATGCTAAAGTTAGGTATGCGGGTGGTGTAAATGGTGCGATAACAAGTTTTGTAGTGTTAAACGTTGGTAATTATTACCGGTTTACGTATTTAGGTGATGATTATTGGCTGGCAGAAAAAACAGTACAGTCGTACAGGGAATTCAGGAAAAGGTTAACACAGTCCGGAACTTCAAACCCTACTTTCGTGGCTTCGCATATTGATGAGCTTACAAATTCGGTTGTTGGAGTGAGTGATGTAAATTACCGAAATATAGTTTTATTTAGAAATGATGTTGGCAATTATTCTATAATAATCCGTACAAATCCATCGGTTACAACAAATCTTATTACTACCGAGATAGGATTTTCAGACGCTAAGGCTCGCGTTTTATCTTCAAATATCGGTTCGGACGGCGTGTATAATTTCCTTGAATATATTTTTGAAACAAGGGACGGTGCCGGTGTGCTTTCGGATAATCAGTTGAATTTGACAAATGTGTATATAAAAATTTACGCTTAATATAAATTAACCCCTGCCTTAACCGGCGGGGGTTTAAAACCCCTTTAAAATGAAAATTACAATAAAAAATATCACGCTTACTTTAGTTTTTAATTATGCTTTTATGCTGCGCCTTACCGAAAAATGGGGGCTTAAAGGCCCGGGTGAAGTGGCAACGGTGTTAATGGATGGCTCGCGTGATGAGTTTGAAAAATATATCGATTTTGTTCAGGCTGCGTCTGAAGATCAGGGTGCGGTTGCGAAAATTGACCGCAATGATATCGGTACTTTTATAATGCGATTAAAGCATAGAAATGATATTATTTCGGCATTTAATGATGTGGTTATGCCTCCTGAAGATATGCCAAAGGCAGACACCCAGGGAAAGCAAACCCCGGCGATACCGCTGGAGACGAAATAACCGTACCCTTAACCTGGGATGATTACGAGGCTTTGGCCTGTGGCGAAATGGGTTTAACAATCGACTATTTTTACAGCCTTACCCCGCGCCGGTTCTTTAATATTTACAAAGGGTGGCGCAAAAGGCAGCACGAAATATATAAAACCGAAAGCGAACGCATGCGTCTCCTTATGTGGGCCGCGCTGGCACCGCACCAGGCAAAAGGCGCAAAGTTAACCCCGGAACAATTACTAACGTTCCCGTGGGAAAAACCTCTGCCGGATGCCTTGCCCGAATTATCGCCGGAACAATTAACGGCCGCCGCGATTGAAATGCGGGATTTCTGGGAAAAGACCGATGCCAAACTGGCAAAGGTAAAACAACCCCCGCAAAAACTCACCCTGTCGCAACTACTGCGCGACAAAACCCCTTAACCCACCACCTTAACCATGGCCAGTAATTTAGCGTCTATAAATATACTTTTCCGTGTAGATACCCGCTCGTTAAGTACGGGGCTGCAAAACAGCATCCGTACCATGAACCAGTACGGTACCGCAATGCAGGATGTGGGCCGCGGTATGTCTGCATATGTTACCGCGCCGTTATTGGCGGCGGCGGTGGCTTCGGGTAAATTTGCATCTGATTTTAACGAAAGTTCTAATAAAGTAGATGTCGCTTTTGGTAATGCAAAAGGCAGTGTAGAGGCGTTTGCAAATTCGTCTTTAACCAGTTTTGGTATCGCAAAAGGCAGTGCGCTGGATATGGCTGCGCTGTTTGGCGATATGGCAACATCTATGGGTTTGCCGCAAAGTGAGGCGGCAAAACTTTCAACTTCATTGGTGGGGCTGGCGGGCGATCTGGCATCGTTTAAAAACATAAGTTTAGACCAGGCAAAAACCGCGCTAAACGGCATTTTTACCGGTGAGACCGAAAGCCTTAAAATGTTGGGTATTGTAATGACTGAGGCAAACCTGGCGCAATTTGCGCTTAGCCAGGGCATGACAAAAAACCTTAAAGATTTTACCCAGGCCGAAAAGGTGCAGCTTCGCTATGCTTATGTAATGAAGCAAACCACAAATGCCCAGGGCGATTTTATGCGTACCGGTGGGGGCGCGGCAAACCAAACGCGGGTGCTTCAGGAGGGTTTAAAAGAACTGGGTGTGCAGTTTGGGCAGGTAATTTTGCCGGTATTTACATCGGCTGTACATGGTATTAACGATCTTGTTGCTGGCCTTAAGGATATGGATGAGGGTACGCGTAACACCGTTGTGGGTGTGGCGGCGGTGGCTGCCGGTATTGGGCCGCTGGTGTTTGGTCTGGGCAGTGCGGTAAAAGGTGTGGCATCGTTCAGGGCAGAATTAACGTTGCTTAAAACCGCTTTGGTTAGTAATCCTTTTACTGCGGTGGCTGTGGGGTTAACGGCACTCGCTGTTACCGGCGCGGTGGTTACATCGCGCTTTACGGCAATGACAGATAGCGGTAAGGAATTTGCCGAAGTAATGAAATCCGGTTCTGATAATATTGCGCGTGAAACTGCCGAACTGAATAAAAACATCGCGATTGCCAAAAACGAGAAGCAAAGCAAAGAAGCGCGCCTGCAGGCGATTGAAAACCTGAACGCTATTAATCCGGAATATCAAAACGGGTTAACGCTGGAAAATATAAACACCGAAAAAGCCACCGCCGCCACCGAAAAATATACCGAATCGCTTCTTAAAAAAGCGCGGGTTATGGCCGCCCAGGAAAAACTGGTAGATGTGCAGCGTAAATTATTGGATTTACAACTGGCACAGTACGATGCTGTAAAACCCTCGCTGGTGCAAAATTTTGCAAATATTGCTGCGTCTATGGGTAACGTTAACCGATTGGCAACCCTGACCACGGGCACCATGAAAGTTAACCTTAAAGAAGAAACGGCGGCACTTGAAGATCTGCAAAAAAAGTTAACCGATTTTATTGGGGCTAATGAAGATTTAACCGCCGCGCAGGCGGCGGGCACTGTTACCGCCACCGGTGCCCAAGCTAAAACTATTGATTTTTATAATGCGCAAATATCGGTATTAGAAAAATTACGTACCGGTGCCGCTGTTACCGCTGGGCAGGTGGCGGCTTTTGATGAAAAAATACTGGCACTGCGTGAAAAGATAAACGCGCTGGAGGGTAAACGTATCGAGGTGGTTTCGGTGCTTAAAGAAGTAGATGAACGCAATATTAAATCCCCGGTAGAATTTAGTTACGGCGAAAACAACGACCGTATAAAACAACTGCAAAAAGAGCGCGATGCGTTTCTGGCGGTGCAAAAGGAATTTGATGAGGGTACCACCCAGTTTGAAGGCTTGCAAAAACGCATAAATGATTTAAATTTCGCTATACAGTTTAATATAGATCCGGCATCGCTTATTGCGGCGGTGCCTATTATCAGCACTGCTGTTGATGAGATGAATGTTAAGCAGGAAGAGTTAAAGAAAAAACAGCAAGAATTATTGCAAACAGCACAAATGGTTGGTGATGGTGTTGCGAATGCTTTTGATGGTATGAGTGATCGTTTTGTAGATAGTTTGGGTGGTGCAAATGACGGGTTTCAAGGTTTTACTAAAACAATGGCGAGTACTGTTTTAAAGTTAGTTTCTATGATGCTGGCCTCATCTATAAGCCAGTCTATTGCCGGGGCTACCGCTGCCGGTACCGCTACCGGGCCCGCCGCTATTGTAACCACGCCTGCGTTTATTGCTACGGCGGTAAGCGGGGTTATTGCGGCATTTGCGGCCATACCTAAGTTTGAGACCGGTGGTGTGGTGGGTGGTTCGTCTTATTACGGCGATAAAATACTTACCAGGCTTAACAGCCGCGAACTGGTGTTAAATACTAAACAGCAGGAAAAAATATACAAAAGCATGGATAACGGCGGCGGTAGTAATGTTAACGTTACCGTGGGCGGTTCTTTTGAGATTGACGGTACAAAACTTAGGCTGTTGTTAGACAGGACAGACAGCCGTAAAAACCGCATAGGATAATGAATGTACTCGAAATAAAATTCTTTAGGCAGCCTACTGTAGGGATGTTTTTCAGGTTTCGCCTGCAGCGTGAAGATGGTACGTTGTCTTTTAGTGTGTTGTTTAGTATAGGCTCGTTTATTATTGGCTCAACGCTGGCGCAAACGCTTAATACTATCTGCGATATCCTTAATTCATCCGGTGGTGCTAATTTTAGTTTTACCGTGGTGGGCGATTCTATATTTGCAAATTATACAGGTGAATATTATTTAACGCTGACTAATGTTGCCCAGGAACTGGATTATTTTCACCTGTATTATATTGATGTTCAGGCCCAGGGTTTCGCGCCGTTTAACATCGACCTGTTTAGTGTTGAAGTTAACGATACGTACGAAAATACCCGTACGCTGGTGGAGCATTTTTCTAAAAAAGATACCGTTAACCTTACCTGGGATGGTGGCGATGCGCTGTACCAACCCATGATGGCCAGTGCTTTAGATTTTTCTATGCAGGTGCCCAATGCGGTAGACGGATATTTTTTACACCTTCTTACCGGCGATGAAAAACGGTACTTTGTGCGCCTTAAAAACCACGATACAAACGGCGGAACGCAATTATTATGGCAGGGCTTTATACTGCCGGACCTGTACAAGGAACCGTATAAAAACGGTGCCCTGTTTGTTGATTTTACCGCTGTAGATATGCTGGCATCGCTTAAGGGTAAAACTTTTGAACCGTGGTTTTATTCGGCTACGTTTACCCTGCCTGAAATTTTGGGTTATATCCTTGCTGAAACCGGCCTGCAGCAGGAAATGTATGTTAAGAATATGATGGAAAATTATCGTGATGGGGAACCTTTTGAATGGCGATACATTAACCTCACGCTAAAGCCGTTTATTGATGGTGATGATTACAGTGATCTTTATGTTATACTGGAAAGTATTTTAAACGCGCAGGGCCTGCAAATTTTATCGTTCCGGGGTAAATGGATATTACAGGGTTTTACACGTCGCCAGGAGGCCAGCGGTATTGCCGAAGTGTATTATCCTGATGGTGTGTACAAAGAAACGGTAACGTTAAACCATGATGTGGTAAACCCTCTGTTTAATCCTACGCCTATTGTTATTGGTGAAACGCCTTATAATTCGGTGGCTATAAATTTTGAATCGGAAACGGGTGATAACCTTTTTACGGACGATGTTGTGCTGTTGGATTATTACACTACCCGTTACCGTTATGATGCTGATATTTTTGATACTGTAAATGGTTTTGTGACCGGCTTTAATGCGGCGTGGAATAAAATCAATTTACCTATGTGTAACTGGAGTAACGGCGAAAAGCAGGGCTTTGAATACAGTTGGGATGAAAGAATGTACCCTGTATACCAGGTAAACGAGGCTGTGGCTTTAGTTAATTACTTTGAGTGCAAACAGCAGCCCTATGTAAAACAGGGTAGGCGTTTTGAACTTGATATAGAGGCAAACTGTAGTTTTTTGTTTACCATCCGTACGCTCCAGGAGTTTATAAGCGATATTGAAGGCACTGGGTATGATGCCACTTTGTTGTTTCAGGTGTTGTTAAATGGTCGTGAATTTTTGTCTAACCGGCCGGGCTTTAGTGCTAACAGGCGTTTACAGTTTACAAAAAGGTTTATAAGGGAATTGCCTGAAAACTTGCCGTATCACAGATATATGGCTTCGTTTACACTTAAATATGAATTTGTTATTCCTGAAGATGGTGTTTTAACGTTCAGGTTTTTGCCAGCCTTTGGTAGTAGTACCCGAAACGGTAATGTGTTGTTGGGGTATGCTATGAGTCCTCAGGTATTAAAAATAACCGCAAAAGATAACGTGGCTAAAGAAGAAAGTGCTGTAGCGCTGCGCCCGGTAAATACTACTATGCAGTATAGTGGTAGTATTTCTTATATCGCATCGCCGGATGCCTCCCTGGTGAATAATTTTGGATATGGCCGTCGTGTTTTCGACAGGTATTTACCTATACCGATAACGGCGGGCATACCTATTTCAGATGTGCATTACAGGAGCGTAAATGAGCCGGATTCAAATTTTTTCCCTACAACAGGTACCGCGCTTGTGGCGGCTTATTTATTGCTGACACAACATGAGGTGGATTATTTTTGGCAAGACTTTATTTTTCGTCTTAAAGATGGTAATAAGGCTGTTTTGTTAAAAAAAGCCGATGGCAGTAAAATGCAATACCCTTCGCTTTATACTAAAACGTACCGGGGCAGGTATTATATAGTAGCCTACAATAGTTTTAGCCCTGTAGAGTTTGGCCTGCCTTTTTTACCTGACGGTTATACTGAGCTTCCTGTTATTGGGCCGGGCGATGCGTTAAGTTATATGGTAAATCTTACCGCGGTAGAAAATGTAAGGCAGCGCGAACTATGGAAAATTTACGGTTTTACCGATTACACTTTAAAAACCTATGCTAAAACAATGGCCTACGCTTACCACTGCACCCGGCCTGCCACAATATTTAATATAGATGCAACGGCGCTAAAACTGGTGTGGCCGCTGCAAAGGGTGTTGTTTAGATACCTAGGCCAAAACCGGTACTTTTTACCGGTGCGGTACAAATTAAACCTTTTTGGCGGCAAAACCGAACTAACAATGAAAGAAGCGATTTTAACCGAATTAAATGATGTGAGTTATGAGTAACCTAATAAACCTAACCATACTACAACACGCCGATAACGCCGATGTTGCCGTGTCCGGAACTACGGTAACGGTAAACAATAGTTATGCATCGGGCCTGAAGGATAAAGATGTGGTAACGCTGAGCGCAATGGATGCCGATACCCTGGAGGCGTTTAAAAAAGTAACCGATTATTTTACTTATGCTTTTGAAGCATCGTGCCCGGTTATTAAGGTGGCCTATGCGGCGCGGGTGTTTAGCCTGGCCGGTAGTTACGACCGCAGCGGTGTGGGTACCGTTACCCCGCCGTTTATTACCACCGCTACCCCGCTGGATGTGCGCTTTGAGTTCCCGGGGTTTGATGTTAATGATTTTGTAACTGCGCAGTACATTTTTGGCACCGGGTTCGATACTGCGGCCCTGGCGGCACTGGCGGCGGCGGGCGTGGTGGTAACCAATGGCGATAAGGCATTTACGCTTGTGAGTAATACCAGGGAGTGTAAAGTTTATTTTTCGCAACCAAGTGGTACCACGGGAAAATATGTAATTGTATACCCCGCTGCCGAAACCATAATACCCCGAACGTAATGGCAAACAATAATAAAGTACACGTTATAGGTTTTCGCCCACGGCGGTATGAGCGGCCGCAGCCTTCAGGGCAAAATTTTAAAGCTTCAACAACATTGGTAAAGGCAAGTACAACGCTGTATAAGGCAAGTAAAACAGTAATATAATGGCACAGGAAATAATAAATATCGGGGTTGTTGATAATGATCCGGATGCTGATGATATCAGGGAGGCGTTTCGTAAATCAAAATCGAATTTTACAGAGTTGTACAACGCTACGCAAAATGTAAACCGTATTAATGTGTACCTCATGAACCCCGCGCGCGATGCTGAATATTACTTTGAGAGCGCTGCCACGGTAAGCGCGGTAATGCTTCGGCACGGCATTTCGGCGTTAACGGTTAGTATAGGCGGGGCGGCGTTTATCCCGGCGGTGGCTGGGGCTTACATTCCTGCAAATACCGATGTTATCTGGCGCGTAACGTATTCGCCGGGCAGTGTTAAAGCATTATTTTATATAAAACTATAAGCGATGGTAGAAATTGAGAACGGTATTTTTTGGGATACGGCCCTGGGGCTGTATGAACAAACTGAAGAAGTTAGAAATTTGCTTTCGGAATATTTAAAAAACCCGCCTGTAGAGGTGGTGTATGAAGATTGCGATAGTGATAATAAGCGCGTTTTGTATAAAGTGTACGCTTTTGGGGATGCGTTTTTTAAGGTAGAATATATTTACGTGGGTGCGCCGGACAGTAATGAATGGGCAGGTATAAAAGATAAAATATATACAGTTTATGGCACATAATTTTAGGTTAACAGGGGCGGTATATGTCAGTAAGGCCGGTAATGATAGTAATGCAGGTACAAGCCCCGATGCTCCAAAAGCCACGATAGGCGGGGCAATAACGGCAAATGTTGCCGGGCTTATTGTTGTGGGTACGGGTTCGTATAACGAAGTGTTTACAATTCCTTCCGGTAGTAATATTACAGGTATCGTGGCCGATGGTACTGTGCTTTTTTATGGCACCGGCAGTATTGTTTTTGGTAAAGCGGTAACGGTAACGGGGTTTATTTTTGATGGGTATACATCGGTGGCGGGAACGGCATCAAGTGTTACGTACACATCGTGTGTTTTTAAAAACATAACGGCTTTTCCTTCCAGGAGCGGCGGCGTTGAAGTTGGTAATTTTAGCCAGTGTATTTTTTTAAGGTGTACCTGGGCTTTTTTAACTACGCCAATTACAAATTATGCGCTTTTCAATAGTCTTTTTATTGATTGTTATGTTAGAAACGTTTCTAAAATGACGGGGTGTTATGTAAATGAGTTTACAGATCTTAAAGTGTATGACGCGATTAGTAGCAGTAATTTTAATAACAACAATATTGAGGGCCGCATTTCTATGGGTACCAATGTTTACCAAAACCTGGCCGCTCACAAAGTATCGTACCCTTCGTTAAACGTCACCAGTTTTAATTTGCCGCCGCATTTTAATAATGCTGCAAAGCTTGATTTTACGCTGCAATTTGACAGCCCGCACATTATTCCTGATGCGGCCTTTAATATTGGCGGTACGCAATATGCAAAATCAATAACGGTTTTAGATGCGGCGTGCCTTCCTGTTAATGGTGCGGTTTTGGAAAATCTCCAGTACGACGGTGTAGATCTGGTGGTATCGCCGGGCTTCACTTCCGGGGTTATAACCACCGCCCCTATTTTGGTGTCTCCTACGCCGGTAGAGTTGAAATTTTTTAAAATAAACGGTTTGCTGGCATTTAACAAATCTACAGCCGGGGGCAGTGCCACAAATATAAACGTGCCCGATGCTACGGTTTTTGCCGGCAGCGATGCCAGCGGAATGGGTAACCCTGACAGGCTTGTGCAGGAATTTAGATGGACGGCGTCTGATGTTGCCCCGGCGATAAATGTAGATGCCGATTACCCAAACGGTGGTTTACTGGCGGCGGGCGTTTTTGGTAAATTCTTAACCGGCGATATTGCGCCATCTGTAGATAATACAGGCAAAACAAACGGTGTGCAGGGTTTTAATCAGGCGGCCGTTACTGTGGTTACTGTAACCTATGTGCAGCTGCGTTTAACTATAACTAACGGATATTTATAATGGCAGCCATAAACCAGGAACCTACAGGGCTTTTTGGCGTGTCGTTCGGCATCCGGAAAGTGCAGAACATAGAGGTGCAGCGCGGGGTAAAAGGGGTGTCGTTCGGTATCGACCGGAGGCAGCCCATCGAGGCGCAAAAGGGGGTAAAAGGCGTGTCTTTTGGTATAGAATACAAAGGGCAGGTAATAATAACAACGCATTATGAAAGAACTTAAGGTATGAAAACATTTCTTTTAAAACAGTATTACGCCATCATTTTGCTGGCAACAAAACAGCCTACATTTTACGAAAAGGTGTGTTATTTTGGTAAAGTAGTAGTAACGTTAGGGCCGGTGGTGGCGATCATAGATGCGCTTTCTATCTGGTTTTACTCCAACTCTAATTTTATTGCGGTAATGCTGGGTGTTTTGGTTATAAATATGGGTATCGGTATCTGGTACCATTATGTAATGAAAACATTTAGCTGGCGGCTTTTTATGGGGCGCAATGCCGAAATGTTCCTAGTAATATTTGTAGTGTATATTCTTTTAGAACTGCTGCGCTTTGTGGTGGGTAACAATGTGGTGGGTAATGGTTTTAAAGTTTTGGTGCAAACCACTACCATTATTTACCCGGTGTCTAAAAGCCTTAAAAACATTTACATACTCAGCGAAAAACGCCATCCGCCCGCCTTTATAATGGAACGGCTTTACAAATTTGAAAAGACCGGCGATATAAAAGATTTAATAGAAAACGATAAAACAGAATAGTTATGATTGATAAAAAAACGTGGGAAGAGTTTCGGGCTACCGGTGTTCTTTTGATTATAAATCAATTGTTGCATGTTTTCGGTTGGGCAATTGTATTCAATTTTGATGGGGATAAACTTGTTGAAGTTTATCCGGCCCGTGTGAAGTTTCGGGGATTTGATTCTGAAACGACAACCGAAAATTACCGTAAGGTTGGTAAATATATGAAAGATAATGCGGATGAATTATATAACGAAATAAAAGAATAGTTATGGCAGCGGATCAGATTACGTTAGACAGGATTGCAAAACTGCATCCTAAAGTGCGGCAACAGGTGCAGGATATGTATATGCATGCAAACAATAAATTACTGGGTAAAAACGTACGCCTGCGATTTTCTCAGGGGTTGCGCACCATTGCAGAGCAAAACGAATTGTACGCTCAGGGCAGGGCAGGCGATAAGCGGCCGATTGTAACCAATGCAAAGGGCGGCTTCAGTTACCATAATTACGGGCTGGCTTTTGATATTGTGTTGCTGTACGATAAAGACAATAACGGTACGTTTGAAACGGCCTCATGGGATAACCGGGACCCGAACTGGATCACGGTAACCGAATATTTTAAAAGTGAGGGCTGGGCCTGGGGCGGCGATTTTAGAACCTTTAAAGATTACCCGCATTTTGAAAAAACATTCGGCTACGCAACTACGCAGCTTAAATTAAAAATGAATGGTAATTATCCGGCTATATGAAATACAATATCAAAAACATAATAATTGCGGTCCTGGTGATCGCATTATTTTTTAGCTTTGGTAAGTGTGGGTTTGACCGGGGTATAAATAAAACGAACGCCGCCGCGCTTACCGATACGGTGGTGTACTTTAAAAACAAGCTTGGAACGCAAACTGCGACCATTAAAACCATCCTTGCCGAGCAAAGGGATTTGCTGGATGTTTTATTGAAAAAAGATAAAGAACTGGCCGCGCTGGCTTCGGAATTTGCAAAAGTGCATTACGTAACCAAATACAGCACCGTTACAAAATACGATACCATTGCGGTGGTTTTTAAAGATACGGTGCCCTGTGTGTTTGAGCGATCGGGGCGGGTGGCAGAAAAATGGTACAGCTTCGGTTACCGCGCTAATCAGAAAGGTGTCGAATTCGACACCTTAACAATCCCTAACACCGCCACGGTAATAACCGGTATAAAGCGCAAATGGTTTTTGGGTAAAGAAACCCTGGTTACCGATATTACAAACTCAAACCCGTATATAAAAGTGACCGGCATAACGGCCGCCGAAGTAATTTTACCGCAACCGTGGTTTAAAAAGTGGTATATTTGGGCTATAATTGGCGGCGCGGGGGGTTTTTTTGCAGCGAAGTAATGTTAATTTTATTCACGTTAAACGTGCATAAAGTTAATAATAATGCATGTAAAGTGCATGTTTAAAATTGATGTTTTTGTATTAAATCGCTGATTTTTAATAATTTGTAAGGCTAAATAAACGTAAAAACACCTTTCTCATAATCAGGTTGTCCCTGGTTCGAGCCCAGGTGGGACCACCGGCAGAAAGCCCCGTATATCGGGGCTTTTTTTGCGTTTATACTTTTCTGTATATTTTAATTTCATACTTTTATAACTCCAAAACGCACTATTTTGTAACATAAATGCATGTTTTTTGCACGTTGATATTTTTATGAAATTCTCTATTATATTAGTTGAAACTGAAAACGCTAATGAAGATGGTTTCCCGCTCTATGCCCGGGTGTCGGAAAAACAGGCGCGTCCTAAGAAAATTATAGGGCGTGCGTGGCCGGAACATTTTGAGGGTGGCAAAACGCAAATGGTAACCGATGATCATCCGTACTACGGTATTATGGCGCAAAAGATACTGGATTATAAGATCCGGGCTAAAACACTAATCATGTCCGGTAAATATACTGATCCTGATGTGGTGCTGAAAGAAGTGCTGCAAAAAGATACATCAGGCATTACCCTGCAGGAATTTTATGCCAGCTGGGCGGCGGGGCAAAAAGCCCTGGCGGCGGCGCATGAAAAGAACGGCGATTTAAAGGCGCGTAATAAGGTTAACGGTTATATGCGTAGTGTAGACGGTGCAATGGTGCATTTTGACCTGTGTGCGCCCTCTGTGGCGGTTGTGGGTATCGATTCTAATACTATTCAGCGTTTTAAAAAACAACGCATGATTGCCGGAAATAGTAAGAGTACCGTGGCGCTGTACCTGCGTTCTGTTCGTATGCTGTATAACCTGGCGCTGGATGTGCACAAACTGCCGTCTAAAAAACCGTTTGAGAGAATATTTAAGGATTTAAAAGTAAAAAGCAGCCAGGCGCGTAAAAAACATTTGGATATTAGTGCGGTGCGTTTGCTGGAAACTTTAAAGCTGGGTGTAGAGCATGGCCGCGCGCGTGATCTTTTTTTGCTCCAGTTCTACTTTGGAGGGTGCGACCTTACCGATATTTATTTTTTAAAACGCCTACAGGTGCGCAAAGGGCGGGTGTATTTTGAGCGTGGTAAAACCGATGTTATTATAGATCTGGCGATACACCCCAAAGCAAAAGAAATTATAGACCGGCATGCTGCGCCCGATGGTGAATATTTGTTCCCGTGGAATAAAGATGCGCAGTTTTATGAAAATTTCAGGCGGCGGCAGGGTAAATTTTTAATTGAGATACAAACACGCCAGGCTACGGCGGCCGTTGAAAATAAAAACGAGGCCCTGAGTATTGATGTACTGCCCGGCGGCGGTAACCTGGCAATAAAGGTGGCGCGGCATACCTTTGCCAATACCGCAAAAGGGTTAATGATAGACCCGGATTTAATTCGCGAACTTATGGGTCATGAGCGCGATGGTGTAGATAATTTTTATAAAGACCGTTTTCCGGCAAAGGTGCGGGATGAAGCGTTGTTTAGTGTGATAGAATAATTACCCCTCTTTTGGGGTGCGGTAATGTTCTTTTACGGTGGTGCCGTCTTTTTTAGTGTAGGCTTTTACTTTTACGGTTTTGGGTTTTCCGGGTGCTTTGCGGTAGGCGGCCAGTGTATCGAACGGCGCAGCAACAAATGCAGTGTCCTGTACCTGTGTGGCGGTAACGTAGCCCTGGCGCGGGCCGCTGCTGCATGATAATAGTAAAAGTGTGAGAAGGGTTAAAAGGGGTTTCATTTTTTGGATAGTTTCATTGCTTCGGTGTAAACCATTTTAAATTGATTTTGTACAAATTCCTGATCAGAATTTTTAATTTCAAAATCATAATAAGTTTCAGTAGTATAAATTCTTACTTTGGTTATTTTTTGATAATTCAATATTAAAAAGTTACCGATACATAAATCAAGTAAATCGCGCCGGGGTGTTGGTAAATATGTTGCGCCTAATATGTTTGTTCGGCAAACCGTTTCTGAAAATTGTACGCATTCAATCGTTGATTTGTCTTCTAATAGAAGAATGATTTTACCGGTGGATTGGGATAAACATCCTGAAATTATTTGTTGTGGAGTTGCGGTTATGGTGATTGCAAATGCTTGGCCTCCGTCTTTACTTAGATGGTATGAAGGTGTGAACAAAAGACTGCCTTCTACTGCAACATTATCAGATAGTTTGAATTTATTCCCTTTGTATGGATTTGCGATAACTGTAGTTGCGCCGGTGAAATCATCGGTTTCTATAGTTACTTTTTGACCAGCGCAAAATAACGGTATGAACAATAATAAAATAAATTTCATATCTCTAAAGTTTTAGAAACCAAAGATATAATTTATTTTAACAGGAAAATTGCGGAAAACCTTACTTGTGGTGATTATTTTAATAAATTGGCGTCATCAAGTGGGCTGGTAAAGTCAATTTTATTCTTTCTTAGTAGTAATTCTAAATTTAAGATGCCTTTTATAAGTTTAGAATTTACAGTATTTAATCGGTTAATTTCGGCTTCAGATTCACCGTAATTGGCAGTGGGTTCGTTTAAAATATTTTTAATATCTGTGCCTGTAATTCCCTTTTGAATATATTTTTCAATCTTCTCTAAGGTGTCATATGTGGGTTTTTTGGTCTCCCCTTTTAAAATTTTATCAATTCCTACAGTGCTCAATCCTGTATTTTTCGCAATCTCATACGAGGTTATATTATGATCTTGTATAACTTTTAGTAAAACTTCAACTCTTTTTTCTTTTGGCATATTATTCATATTCAGGCTTTTATGATTAGTTTATTTAATTTAACATATTAAGTTATACAACTATTATATATAAGTTATATATTTGTAACACAATAAGACAGTAACTGTGTCACAATTGTTGTCGCAAATGTAACTTAATATGGGAAATAAACTGTTAACAAAACGTGAAAATAGTACTGTACAGCGTATTGGGTGGATAAAACGCGCTGCCGTTGTTAATGATGGCTTCTTTAAGGCAGGTTTTAAAAATGTTGGGGCGGTGGCGGCAATTGTTCAAAATGCCTACCCTGAAATTTTAAACGATGATGTGGCGGCGTTCTGGAACTTTCGTGTTATGGATGACGATATCCTCGAAAAAATGGAGTGTGTTTTACAAAAACTAAAATCAGAATAATGGACGGCCTTATTTCTATCCCCGATTTTATGGCGCACCTAAAAGCCGAAGGTTTGTTGCTTATAAAAGCCACCGACCTGGCCGAACTGAAAATGCTGGAACGCGACCAGAAGCACCGCGACTGGTTAAAGCAAAAAACCGTTACCGTGACCCAGGCGGCCGAACTTTTGAACTGTAGCGACACTACTATTCGCCGCTTTATAGATGACCCTAAAACGGTGCCTAAAAGCGAGCTTATTAAAAAAGGCAACAGGATATTGATTAGTACACAAACCGTAAAAAGACTGCGAGGCTATGAATGAGTTAAATGTCTTAAAGTTAAAAGTCGAAAGTTCGATGCATAACTGTAGAGTGGGTAACCGTTACCCTATGCGCCCGGGAATGGTACCGGCGCAAAGCAAAGCGATATTTAAAACCGTAGACCATGCTGCCGGTGAATTTTTAGGGCTGCTCCCGTTAAATGAGTTTTTGCTAAAAACTTTAAAAGTACAGGTTGCGATATCGCACCCGTTACAGAAAATGTTTGACGTCGCAAATGCAAATCGTGTGTTGCCTGATTTAATACCGTTAAAGGGTTGCGTTAAAGGCGGGTTTTGTGAGCCGGGCGGCGGGCACGGCAGTTTTGAGTGGTGTGATAAATGTAATAATATAATATAAACACAATGGAAAATCTTAACTGTGTAGATGTGTGGGTAATAATCGGTGGTGCATCGGTATTCCTGGCAATAGTGTTAACGGCGGTGGTATTAATATGGCTGCAGGTAAAAGAAAGCAAACGTAAAGAATTGCTTACTACTGCCGAAGTGGAAAATTTAAAACAGCGCACGGCATCGCTTAAAATTGAAAATGATATGAGGTTACCGCCCCGTTCCCGGGCATAATAAAAATATGTGTACCCTTTGGGCATCGCGCTTTTATAAATGTGATCCTTACTTGTCGGTAATGTAGGCCTGTGTTATGTGCCGCGGTTTTCCTGTATGGGCCGGTGTAAAAGCCGGGGCGGTATTAGTTGGGGCAAAGGCGCGATAGTAATTTTCTTTAAATGGCCCCTAAATAACACTAAGACTGACAGCGTTTGGCGGTGTGCCAATTAACGGAACAGACGGCAAAAAATGGGCAGGGCAAAAACTACATGAGGGTAGTTGGTTGTTTCGGGTTCGAATCCCGCCCCTGCCACAAAATTAGTAACATTAAATTTTAAAGGATATGCAAACAGTAAATCGTTTTGGTGTATTAGGGCTGATTGAGCTGCTAACTTCTGAGGGTTTAAAGCAGGCAATGGCAAACCCGGATATTGACCATGTTGATGTTTTTGATGGTGCGCCTGAAAACCTTGAAAAGCGCCGCGCAATGGTGGGTAAAAAGTTTACAGTAACAAAACGCTTTCAAAAAACGGGTGGTAATAAAAAACGCAAACATTAAATTTTAAAGGATATGAATGTAAAGTTTTACAACAGTACCGGGGTTACATACACGCATTTAAACAATGTGGTGGGCCACGATGATCTGCGCCCGGCAATGCAGGGTGTGTACATCGATTTTAAAGAAAAAGTGTTGGTGGCTACCGATGCGTGTATTTTGGCGGTGTATCCTATTAATATTTATGAACACGATTTTGAAAATAATTCATTGGATGGTGTAATTGTGCCGGTTGCGCTGTTTAATGCTTTGCGCTGGATGGGTGTGCCGTCTAAAAATAAATGGGTGGTAGAGCCGGAATTTGTATTATCGGAAAAATATGCAGAAGTGTATTTTGCCGGTGAGTTGGCCTACCGCTGCAAATACATAGATGAAAAGTACCCTAATTATGCCGCTGTTTTGCCTCGAAAAGAAAATATGTGCGAAATAGATCAGGTAAACTTCCTGATTGGCAGGATGAAAAAATTGTGTGCCTGCCTCCCGCTTTCAGACCCGTTTGAGTATAATTTTTCGTTTTACGGAAAAAATAAAGCGGTGTTACTGGAATCTAAAAAAACCGATTACGACGGCAGGGCGATTACTGCAATGATAATGCCGATGTCTCAGGGTTAAATCTATTGGTTATGAGAAAATGTTACATCGCCGGTAAAATTGGCGATCTGCCAAAAGAAGATTACGAACGGAAGTTTGCCGATGCCGAAATTCATGTATGGAACAAAGGGTATGAACCGGTAAACCCGGTTACGCTTCCGCATAACCATAACAAAGCGTGGGTGTCGTACATGAAAGAAGATATTGCGGCAATGCTGCAGTGCGAGGCGGTGTATGCATTAAAAGACTGGCGGCAATCGCCTGGTGCGGTAATCGAAGTAGAATTGGCAACAAAATTAGGCTTAACCATATTTCAGCAAACATGAAAACCATAAACCTCACCCACCCTCTAATCATTGCGCTGCATAGTGCGATCATGACAGAGTACAACTGTTGCCTGGGCGATATTATTGGCGTGAAAGATACCCCTGCAAAAACTATGGCCGTGTTTTTTGTCCGGCATTTTTACCAGGTTCCGCTGCGCGAAATTGCCGATGTGTACACCATAAACCGCCTGTATATAGAAACGGTGGTAGACCGGCATAAAGAGTATTATGCTTATAACCCCGCTTTTGTTGCTTTGGTGCACCGGGTGCTGGATTTTGTGGAGTTGCATTGTGATGAAACGGCGGCGTAAAAATTAAATAACATTTAAAATTATGGAAATATTACAAACTACAGATTATTCCCTGTTTGAACCCATTGTGGGTAACCGTACCCTGAGCCGGGTTAAGATTGATAAAATTGTGGCCGATGTGCAGGGTGGTTTTAATATGCTGCCTTATGTGCCGTGTATTGTGGTGCCGCACGGCGATAAAATGGGCGTTGTGGACGGGCAGCACCGCCGCGAGGTTTCGCGCCTTACAAACAACCCTGTGTATTATGTGGTGTGCCATGATATTACCCTGAAACAAATTGCCCAGCTTAACAGCCGCGGCGAAAAGTGGAAGGCTGTCGATTTTCTTAACTGTTACATTGCCCTGGGCGCGGCTGACTATTTAAAGCTAAAACCGGTAATGTCTGAATATGGTATTTCGATATCGGTAGCCGTGGCTTTGCTTATGTTTAATAAGCCGCAGGAACGTTCTTTGGATTTATTCCAGGATGGTGAATTTAAGTGTAATTATGAAGCTGAAGCAATAGAATTACTGAATCTGTGTAAATCGCTTTTCCATCGCTATGTGTTTAGTGTAGACCGTAACCTTATTGCGGCGGTGCAGGCCATTCATAAAAAAGGTAAGTGTGATTTCGACCGCCTGCGCGATAAAATTAGCGCCGCTCCCATGGTGATGGATAAGCAAAAGGATATGAAAAATTACATCTACAACATAGAGAAAGTGTATAACTACGGTAAGCAAAACCGTGACGTAATTTATTAATCTATGAAAGGCCTCGGGTTTAAAACCCAGAAAGCGCAAAAGCCGCATAAGTGCGACTGGTGTGGCCTGGTTATAAACATTGGTATTATTTATGAACGCCAGGGTGTTTTGTCTGACGGGAATATGTTTACATGGAAAAACCATGTGCATTGTTCGGAGCTGGCGACTAAATTAAAGATGTATGATGAGTGTGATGAAGGGCTTTCTGCTGAAGATTTCCGCGAAAATGTACTGGAAGCGTACCGCGATATTATGCGGCATAAATATCTTGAAATTTATGAGTCGGAAGGGTTTGAGTATCCTTATTGGCGTGACCTATTGAGTTTTGTAATGTTAGAAAATAAAATTAAAAGTTGATGGAAAACACAACACTTGTAAGCGTAAACGATTTGATATTAAATTTTTTACGCGCCAACCCGCAACAGGCGTGGGCAGCATTCGAGATAAAAGAGCGCTGTGCCGGGCTTTTACTGGTTTCTATAACCGAGTTATGGCAGGCCTGCATAAAACTGGCAGAAAACGATTGTATAACACAGGTGGGCGGTGCTGAACTGATTCGCCGGTATAAAATTAAAGTGTGATGGATATACAACAAGTTAAAGATGATGTTGCGTCAAGTCTTGGTTATAGAGATTCCGAACATGTTTTTGTTTCTCATATCGAGGAGTTTATAACCGATAAAGAATTTGATGATTATTTCGATAGATGTATGCTAGAGTATGCGCGGCAAAAGTGTATAGATCAAAAATATATATGCAAAGATGATATTCCTGCTAATCACATTTATCCTGAATACAGGGTGGATGTGTGGAATTTAATTGTTAATGCGCCTTTGGCTACAGATATTAATAAATAATGTCACAGCCTAACTTTTACGCAATAATCCCTGCCGATGTTCGGTACGATGCGCGGTTAAAACCTAACGCAAAGTTACTGTATGGCGAGATTACGGCCCTGTGCACCCAGGAGGGTTTTTGCTGGGCCGAAAACGAATATTTTGCCGCTCTTTATGGTGTAAATACTGAGACGGTAAGCCGATGGATTTCACAGCTTCGCGATGGTGGGTATATTGATGTGGATATCCAAAAAAGCGAGGGTAATAAGCGCAAAATAGGTATTGCGCAAAAAGTCAATACCTATTGTCAAAAAACGCAAGAGGTATTGACAAAAAAGACAATACCTCTTGTCAAAAAAGGCAAATCAAATAAGGAGAGTATTACAATTAATAATACAATTAATAGAGAGAGCACCGCACTCGCATTTTTAGAGCATAATTATCGCTCCCGTTTTGAAGCCTGGTGCATGCAGCACAAAACAAAACTGGGTACCGATTTCGAACATTTTTGCAGCGATTATAATTGCAAGGTTATCGAAGAAAAAACAGACTGGGAACCCGATGTATTATTTGCCCGCCTAACCCGCCTTTCTAACAACTGGCAACGCCGGGGGCAAAATGTAAACAACGGTGGGTTTTCAAATCAAAATGCAAGCGCGGTGCCTGCGGGGCCAAAAAGACAGGTTACAAAGTGGTAAATTTTAAATAAGCTATGCAAGAACAACAACAAAAATATTCGCCTGCCGCGGTTTCGCAAACAAAGATAATCTCCTTACAAAGCGGTAAAGTAGCGCCGCATGCGTTAGATCTTGAAAAGGCTGTGCTGGGTGCGATGCTTATTGATGTATCCGGGCGTGATGAAGTACTGCTGATTATTACCGATGCGAATGTGTTTTACAAAGAAGCCCATATTCATATTTTCACGGCAATACAATCGCTTTATGCTGCCGCCGAACCTGTAGATATGCTTACGGTGTCGCAAAAGCTTAAAAGCATGAACAGACTGAGTGATGCGGGTGGCGATTTTTACCTTATCGAACTTACCCAGATGATAAACAGCAGTGCCCACGTAGAGCATCACTCCAGGATACTGCTGCAGTATTACATGAAAAGGCAAATCATAATGCAAAGCGCCCAGTTTATGGCGAAGGCGTATGATGATGATGTTGATTCGCTGGATTTATTGGATGAATGGAGCGCAGCGCAGGACAACATTGCTCAGGTATCGTTCCAGGGCAGGCAGGAACTGAGTTACAAACAGGGTTTGGCAATCGTGACTGAGAAGATACACTTCTTTACCGATAAGAAAGTGGATGAGATAAGCGGTATTAGTACAGGGTTTGATACTGCCGACAGGTTTACCGGCGGGTGGCAGGCGGGTGATTTGGTTATAATAGCGGCGCGTCCCGGCATGGGTAAAACATCGGTGCTGTTAAGCGGCGCTATGGCAACGGTAAAGAAAGGCGAAGGCGTGGGTGTTATAAGCGCTGAAATGAGTGCTTACCAGTGCCATGCCCGTACCATTGCTATGGAAACTAACTTCCACTTAAGGCAAATTACTAAAACAGGTTTTGAAAAGCCGGAATACTTTGTAACGCTGGCCGATAATGTGAAGCGTATGGAAAACTATCCGCTGTACATTGATGATAAAGGCCACCCCGATATTAGTTATGTGCAAAGCAAGGCACGCCAATAAGGATACTCAAACCCTTCCGACTCATAAATTTCAAGATATTTATGCCGCATAATATCGCGGTACGCTTCCAGTACATTTTCGCGGAAATCTTCAGCAGAAAGCCCTTCATC